TGATGCGTTTTGAAAGTTAAGTGTAAAACTTACCTTAGCAAAAGTATCCTCAGTTCCTGTGTAGACTAGACGTGCATTAGGTGATGTCTCTCCAGTCCAACCTTTTGGAGTCCCGCCTACAGAGAAAGTAGGGTTTAAAACGGTAAAGCTCGTAGTCACAGAGTGCTGGTAGGCAGGAGTAGTCACATCAAAGTCAATGTAACTGTTGATATAGTTGTGGATCTGTGTCCAGTCTCCACTACCAGCACCATCAGCAATATAGACCTGTCCAGCAGGTGCTGCAGCGATGCCCTTAGGCTCGTGCAGGTACGGATCGGTCAGGGTAGAGTGATTAACGTTAGCCATAGTGATCCCTCAGGTCTACAGTGCAGATGGTGTGAGGAGGGCCGTGAAGCCCTCCCCTAAGTCATTAGACTTCGATGTACTCGATCAACAGCAGGAGTTCACCTGCCGTGAAGGTGCCCGTCACGTCGATGTCAACGTAGCCATTGGCTGCGCCAACAGTTGCCGTGCCGCCGACCAGAGCGCCATCGCAGGCTACAGCCTTGTTGGCTGCGAGGTCTGCAGTACCAACAGTTGCATCGATACCGTCTGCATCAATGTCTGCGCCTGCAGCAGTGATCAGACCGATGGTGACGTTGGTACCACCAGCAGCGGCGGTCTTGACGACCAGCGATGCGGCAGTGATGTACGAGCCAGCCGGAATAAACGCATCGTTAGCGGTATTCAGAGCTTGGTCGCCCTTCGTCAGATCGATGCTGACGATCAGGTTCTTCTTAGCAGCAACAGCGGTGAGGCCGTTGTCAGCAGGAACACCTGCAGCGCCATTTGTCAGGACCAGAAGGCCATCAGCGTTAGTGTACGACATAAGTCAGTCCTTTCTTACACGTTGGGATTCGAAACGATACGAATCATGTTTTCAGGACGGTACAGCTTAACACCGTAACGAGAAGTCGTAACAAACTCGTGACGCTGGAAGTCCTTGTTGTACTCGTAGTCAACTTCGGGCATCTGACGCCATGCGCCCACGAAGGGGTTCACGGTGGGGGATGCCGAGAAGAACAGGTTGGCTTTACCGTTGGTGGACGAGAAGTCCGCAGCGGTCGAACCATCGCGCTCAAGCAGAGCACCGTCAGTTGCGTCAGCAAGGTAGTTGCTGGTGTACACGTCGAAGCCGTAGACGTTGGCTACAAAGCGCATACCCGTTGCGATACCGTTACGGACAAGGCCATCGAACATGGGGTTGTTCGAGACGTTGACGATGTTCGTCAGCGTGTTCAGGATGAACTCGACCGACGGGTCAACGATAGCAACCATCATCTGGTCGGGAACATTGGCCTTCTTCAGTGCATAACGAGCGTATGCAAAGTCAGCCAGTTCGATCACGCCGCCATTGCCACCAGCGATGCGGTGTGCAATACCGTCGATTGCTTCAGCCGAGTTGGCAGCAACACCAGCCTCAGCAGCAGCCATCGTGGTGCTTTCGAAGTGTTCCATGATCGCACGTTCCTGTTCGGGAACGAAACGGCTCATCAATTCGTTGGCGTAGTAGATGTCCTGCTCAGCCTTCTTGGTCATGTAAGTAGCCGACGAGAGGTACTTATCAACCGTGAAGGTGAACTCACCCGTGTCAAGCGGACGGTAGGTGACTGCAGTATCTTCTGCGTAGTTGTCAACCTGTGCCTGACCAATCGACGGAATGTGGAAGGTGTCCCCGTCGGGGAAGCCCTCAAGCATACGCACGTAGCGTTGTGCCATCATTTCGTCGCGAAGAATTTCCTTAAGCTCAGTAGACCAAATGTCGCTGCGCGTAAGGAGAGTCGTATTGGCGGTAGTCATAGCCATTTTAGGTTTCTCCTGTTAGGCTCCAAACTTATCCCCAAGCCTGCCTTTGTCTTGCATTAGCTGTTGTTGGACTTTGGGGGTATAGTATAGATCGCGGTTTTCCCTACGTAGTTTCTGGTAGTAGGACCAGTCACGTTCCGTAGAGGGCTGAAGATTGACACCCTCAGTTCTGACAGAACTATTAACCATTGGGTTAAACGTCTTCTTGCCATCACCGATGAGTGCAAAGAAAGCAGTGGGGGATTCAGAGGCAATCTCTTTCATCCGTTCCAGCGAGATACCTAAGTCTTCTGCCTTCTTGAGGACAGTCTTCTGTGCTTCGGTACCGTACTGACGCTGCAACTCTTCGTCTACAAGACGGATGTTTTGAGTTACAGTGTTCTGCTTCTCACGCTCTGTGAGTGTCTTGTCTACAAGGCTCTTCAGGTCTTCCTCGCTTAGAGACGGTTGTGGTGTGCCATCCTTTGCAGCGCCAGCAGTATCATTATTGGGCAGAGATTGTTTCGCAGTGCTGGTATCTGCGGCCTTATTACGAATCTCTTGGAGAATCTTTTCTGCGTAGTCTTCCTTCTTCAGGTCTTCACGCATCTGGTTTAACTGATCTTCTAGATCCTTGATGTATCGGTCAGCTTCGAGCTTACCTTTTGCAAGGACTTCGGGATCTTTCCAGTTATCTCCCTTAGCCTCTACGAGCTTAGCAACATAAGACTCCGAAGGTTCGGTGGTCTGTGTGGTCTGCTCGGTCTCTTGAGTTTGGTTCGGTTGCCCGCTCTCAGAGAAAACACTCATGTGTTATTCCTTGTCTAGTTGTATAAGTTTAAGCAAGTCATCGAGACATTGGTTATACTCGTTGACCGCCACCTGTCTAAGTTCCCAATTAGGAACCTCGTAGTCACGAACAGCAGGCTTTTTCTTATACTCCTGTTCGAGAACCTCTCTCAACGCATCGAAGGCGAACCTGTAGGCCAGCACTTCTTTCTTGCGTTGATCTTTATCCTTGTGTCCCTTAAGCCAGATAGTCTGCATTAGATACCCATCTGCTCCTTGATAGCGAGTTGCTCAGCGTTAAGCATCTCTGCTTCCTGTGCCGCCTGTTGAGTCTCAAGCTGCTCAGTAACCATGACGTTCTCACTGAAGAGGGTCTTCTCACCCAACTCCTCTGCGAGGATACGAGCAAACTCCTTGCCACTCATGTGTGCTGCAACCGAAGGGTCTTGCAGCTTGAGTTGATAGAGTTGCTGCAGGTTCTGCACACGCCGTGCTCTCTCAGCAAAGTGACGTGCACCAACAGGGACAATCTTACCCTTCGCCGTAATGTCCTCTCTCGTGATCTCACGGAAGAGTGCGAGACCGCTGGCATCATCAGTAGTACGGATAACGTCAGAGGTGTTCATGTTACGGCGGGAGATCTCAAGCATAGCGTTGAGGATCGGCTCAAGGAAGACACGCTCGAAGTGAGCAGTCTTGTGTTCGAAGATACGGCTGGCTGCGTTCTGCAGTGTCTGTACCTCGAAGGCAGTCTTCTCTCCTGCGGTACGGATACCCATTGCCTGTCTCGGTGCCCCAGCCATCTCCTCCATCTTGTCCTCAAGGAGACGGATCTGAAGGTCTGCCTGCAGTGCAGTGGCGTCTGGTACGAGGTAGCCTACATCACCCTCCTCACCTAAGTAGATGCGCGAGGCAGGAGCAAAGTCAAAGTCCTCCACGTCGCCCCTGACCTTTAGGATGGGGTAGGCGATCTGGTCGAACACGTCAGCCTTGAGGTTCTCCAGATGGTCAATACGATACTGCATCCCGACAAGGTTGTCAAGTGGCCCCATAGCGTAGAGGTTATCCGGTCTCGGTCTCCAGCCTGCGTGGAAGATTGGGGAGTGACCCAACCAGCTTCTCTCCGGTTCACTCGACACAAGGTACGCACGGTCAAAGACAGTCATGATACGTGAGGTGTGGTACTTGTCTGCCTCACGGTCGTAGATGTCACCATAGAAGGTCAGCACTTCTACGTAGTCAGACTCGTAGTACTGCTGGATGGAGGTGAAGCCATCTGCGATGTAGCCGTCAGACTTAGCGAAGGTAGCGTCAGAACCTCTGACTGCTGCCCTGCCCCTCATCAGTTTGTTAAAGGCTACCTCAATGTCCTTGTCGGTGTCAGCCATCCGCTTTAACTCACCGAGAGTCTTAATCGAGCGAATGATCTTAGGAGTCTTCTCGAAGGCAGAGGCAGTAGGGTTGAAGCAGATATCAAAGGGTGATATACGAACCAGTCGTGGCCCAATGTAGTTGGGAGTCAGACCTTCCTCTTCAAGGTAGGTGTAGTTCTCTTCCCATGTCACAGTAGCGAAGCAGTTGCCGTAGGTGATGTAGTCGTAGATCAGGGTGGAGGCAGTGTTAACAAAGTCTGACTGGTTGACCTTGTTCTCTACGTAGCCCTGAATGACATCACGCTTCTGCTTGGTGTTGCCCTCAGCATTGTCGCCGTAGAACTTGAACCAGCTACGCTGAGGGAACAGAGTAGCGAAGTAGTTGGCATGGAGGTTGTCCATGATCTGCGTGAGCTTCGGCGTAGTGGTGCTGTTACTCCACGGCAACATAGCATTCTTAGTGGTACGAGTGTCCGTAGCATAGAGGTAGTTGCGGAGTTCTTTCCACTCCTCCACCTTCTGCTCACGTAGGTTAGACCACTCACGCCACCGATCTGCGATCTCCGTAGCGACATGGTCAGGAGACAACATATGGTCGAGTTCGATGGTAGTACCAGCCATTCAGTTATCCTCTAAACCTGTTTCCTGCCCATACGATATTTTGGGTCTTGGTTCTATTAGTCTGACGAGCAGGCTTGACTGCCATATCCACAGCGGAAGCTAGAGCGTCCTTGATGTCATCGTGTGGTGGATTACGTGACATCAGTTCTTCTTCAAGGGTCTGGATGTTACCACCTCTGTAGTGCCAGATCTGAAGGTTGTCGTATCTCGGTTCGAGAATTGCAGAGATACGCTCTTCCTTGTTGCCCTGATGCTTGTTAGGTCTGAACTCATCCACTGAGAGGCTAAGACCGTGCTGCTTAATCAGTTCCTTGATCTGACGTACAATGGCCTGCTGAGCCACTGAGACTTCTGCTCTGATCTTCCTGAAGGACCACTTACTTACCAGATGGAAGATGTGGTCGAAGTAGTCAGAGATTCTGTCTGTCTTGAACCTGTCAATGTCGAGGACGTAGATGTTGTTGTCTGCGTCAATCCCGACTACAACAATCGCAGTGTAGTCTGCTTTCTTGGACAGGCTGAATGCGAAGTCTACTGAGGCGAAGACATTTAGTTTCTTGTCTCTGTAGAACCAGAAGCCGCTGTCCTGCTTGAGGTGCTTTCTGTCGTAGTACTGGAACTTGTCAGTACCGACAGGAATATTATCAGGATCAGAAGGATCATTGTAGTACTGCGCCCTAAACTGAGACTTGTCTAGATACTGTCCCCTCTTCTTAGCGAGGATCTGTCTGTCAAAGCCAAAGAACTTACCGTCTCTGCGCTGCTGTCTCGGCCAGAGGAACTCTCCAGTACCGTCACCCATATTCTCTACGGCTCTCTCGAAGACCTCGTAGATGTTATCCTCACCGACCTTGTTACCCTCTGCATCGTACTGGTCCTCAGTCATCTGCATCAGGTCGTTGTAGAGGTCGATGGGATGGTATCTGGTACCGACCACCCACTCCTTTGCGTTAGCACCCTCGATGGAGGAGAGGAGCGAGTACTGGCTT